ATGCACCCATTTCACCAAATCAAAGCATTCGCTTTCCGCAAAGCGACCAAAGAAGGGGTCTATGTTGTCGGAAACAGGAAGTGGTTTGTCGGGAATCGGGAAATTGAAGGGGTCTTGCGCAAAATCGTGCGCAGGAATCGAAACCGCCCACCGCTTGCGCTTGACATTGAATGTTCCCGATATGCGGGTCATTTTTTCGGGATAGCCCACACCGTCAAGGCTGGCGAGGCCATCGGCCATTCTGCGCTGATAGCGGTCAAGGTGTTGCGACCAATCTCGGCCACGCACAGGGCGCTTGAAGTGCTGGTGGACATGAAACCCTCTCCCGGTGGCGACGAGGCGCACATCACCCTCAAGACGCTGAATCAAGGCCGCTACATCATGCTTGACTTCATCCATCGTGTAGTCGTCGTTCATGTCAAAGTCCCACCATGCCCTGTCCATGACGACCGAATCATAGTCCCGCTCGACATCAAAGGAATAGAGCGAGGTGTAAAGGCATGAGCGACCGTTGAGCCTGCGCACATACGCATCAAAGTCCTCACGCGAGCGGCAAATCGCACGCTTGAGGCCGACCTGTCGGGGGAATCGTATCATCAGACCAACCCAAAGGGTATGTGCTTATCAACCTATCGTCAAAGCCAAACATAGCCGCCGTGATGAATACCTTCAATGATTGCCTTCATCACAGGAGGGCAGACAACATTCCCCGAACCACTGCTTGCGTCGGTCTTGGTGATGTCTTCGGGAATCGAGAACGATGGTGGGAAGCCCTGAAAGCGCAATTTCTCAGGGATAGTCATGCTTCGCACCTTGATGAAAGCCGTCCCGTCCTCATTCATCACGCGGATATTTGAGAGCATACGGGTCAAAGTGCGCATAACCTCCCCCTTCGGTGTGTCGGCAAATTGACTTCTCGGACTGATGCTTTCCCCGTGCGCACACGCATTAAGGACTGCGCCTTCGGGAATCGTCGGGTCATTTATCACTTCGTCCCACGGGAGAGCGCCGCCCGTTTTCTGCGCAGTCCATCCCTCGCCAGCAAAATACCTCCTGCGCTTCGTGTGTGCGCCAAAGTCGCTTGCGTCAAGGATTTTATACGGGACACCCGGCAGATATTTGCGTGCGGGGAGAACATTCTCCATCGTCCAAGAGTCGCATAGGTTCATAGTCTTGAGTTCATCAATCATGCGCAAAAACGCCTCCATAGCACCGACCCCATCGGTGTAATTCTTCTTGCCGAGGTTGCTCAGTGCTTGACATGGCGGCGATGCGTGAATGTGGATGTGAACCTCAGTGCGCCCACCCCACTTCTTGACCGCCTCTTTGATTGCCTCGACAACGATGCGCATATCCTCGTCAAAGTCCTCACCGAGCCTTCGGTTGATGAACGGAACATCGGGAAAATTGTGTTTGTGGACTCGCTCGGCCACTTCCCAACAGTCTATGCTCAGGATGACTTCTGCGCCAGCGTCAAGCATACCTTGCGTGCTTCCGCCAATACCGCAATACAAATCAACGCCGATAACCTTCTTCGTCATGCTTTCGCATAAACAGTTAGTCCTTAATAACCTGCCGATGGCCGCAGATTTTGCAGATGGCGAGCCTTTGACTCTCCGTTTCGGAATCTCCCGTGATGAGCATAACAGGCTTCGCTTCTTCGTCGCCAACGACCATTTCACCATCACATTCTGCGCAGATAATCACCATTCATCACCAACCCCTGTCAATTCGGCTTCGCACTGCGCAGAAAACTCGCACCACTGAGGGCAAAAATAATCCGACCACTTCATCGGATTCTCATGCGCCTTCAGACCCTCAACGGCCTTATCGAGCGCCTTGAGGAAGGCGTTATGACTGCGCTGACTGACCTTCTCAACGATGAGAACGCCCTTCTCTTCACCGAGCATCACCTGTCGCTTGGAGTCGTTGAGCATATCCATCACGAAGTCCATGTTGTCTGCGTCGGGCGCAAGGTATGCGAAGTGCGTGATTGGTCGGGTTTCACCCATCAGGCGCAGAACATGGGAATAGAAGCACAATTCCCTGCGTGTGCGGGACAATTTGCCTTTGTTCATGTTGCCCGTTTTCAATTCATAGATGCAAAGACCGCCATCGGGATGCACCAGCACGCCGTCAATTTTCCCGACGAGAACAACCTCCCGCTCGGCATCCCAAACGGCACGGTATTCTTCATATTCGTCGGGCGCAAAGGACTCAATGCCCCATTCCTTGAGCCGTTGTTCCTCAAGCGCAACCAATTCCTGCACGCCATCCTCAACCTGTTCTGCGGGGATAAGAGGCGCAAGAATGCTTTGACCCTCCCAATTGTCATAGATGGTTTCGAGAGCCGTGTGAATGCGTGTCCCTCTCTCCATTTCAGGCGTAGCAGGGACTCTCAAATCCTTGAGGATGACCTTCTGCATCCAAAATTGCCGAGGGCATTTTGAATAGGTCATAAAGGTGGACTTGCTGATTTTGAGCAATTTCCCATCGGTCGGGTCATAGGTGGCGGCTTTCGCCAATTCCTCAACCGTCATTTGCGCAGGGTCGCTCATGCTCATTCCTCTTCTTTTTCTTCGGGAAGCGTGGTCTGCTTGGTTTCGTCAAGCGACTTTTGACAGGCAGGACATTCTTCGGGGATGGGAATGTCGTCAAACATCGGCGTGTTCACATTGAAACCGCAGTGTGCGCAGGTCTTTTGGTGAAGCAAACCACCCTTCTCAAGAAGTCGAATGAGAACCATGTTGCACTTATCCATTTCAGCGAAGAGGACATTCAAGAATTGCATGGACTGCTGAATGTCGTTCTTCATACCCTCCAATTCTTTTTGCACTTCTCGCATCGTCATTTTTCGGCTTTCTCGCACCATGTTATCGCCTCGCTTCGTGTTCATATAAACCTGCCGTCAAAGCCAACCCATGCCCGAAAGACCGTTGAGCGCATTCTCTATGCGCACAATGTCCCAACGCATGACTTCAAAATACGGGCGCACTTTTTCAACGATGAACCGTTCTGCGAGGTGGCGATAACCGACCTGCGCAATACCCTCAATTTCAGATGGGTCGTCAAAGGCGATGTAGTCGCCGTTATCGTTGAGCGTCGAGAGGAAATAGTCGTCTTTGCGATAGCCCTTCCCCAAATGCACATTCGCCCAATGCGCACCAGCACGCACTTCTCCGAGCGTCGTGTATTCGCTCAAGTCCTTGCTTAACTTGGCCTTGATGCACAGGTCGGCAACGGGAACCTCCCTTGCGACAATTCTGCGCACCAAATCCTCCAACGGCGCAACGACCTGTTCCTCGGTTTGCGCAGATAGAATCCCGCCGATGACGGTTTGCATCGCGTTCTTCATCGCATTGGGGAGTCGGGACTGCTTCATCTCGATTCCCTTCACATAGATTTGCGCATCGTGGTGTTCTCCATCAGTCCAGCGCACTTCGCCTGCGTAGCGATTCTTCGCCATCAAGAGGAAGGACTTGCACCACTTCTCAAACTCGGTTTCAATGGGACTCATGTTCTCATTGATTGTGCGCAGTGCTTCAACGCCCTTCTCAGGCGATTCGCACTGAACAAACACCGAGTCGGTGTGTCCGTAAATAGCAGGCATACCCAAAGCCTCGCATTCATCACGCAGACGATAGAGCGTTTGGCGGGAGGTGTAAGTGATTGAGGCGGCAATATCGGGGTGATAGAAACCACACTTGCTATCGCCAGCAACGCCATACATGGAGGCGACGAGCGACTTCGTGGCGTATTGCAGACCGTCATACATTCTGCGCTCGCCATCGCTCGACGCATTCTTCATGCGCTCTTTGTATTCGTTGCGCAGTGAGGTCATTTTGTCCATCTGCCGACCGAGCAGACCCTTCTTCTGCGCAAACCGCACACCGTTCCCGCAGTCCTTGCCCTCTTCGTCAAGGTTCGTCCAGCAAATGTTGTGAAGGTTGATGTTGCTATGATACATGGCTTTGATGTCCATGATGGCGACATTCCGATAAACACCAGCATCAGCCGTTTGAATGTCTGCGCCGGGATAGTCCACCTTCTCAAATTGTGGTTTCGACGGTATGCGCCGTTTGAAGTCGGGGTCGCGCAAGGCGAGGATGGGGAAGAGTCTTGAAACCCACGGGGTCGTGCGTATGTCGCATCCCGTGATGTGCTGAACGGCAGTGAAATAATTGAGAGCGCCCACCATATCGTCAAGGCGGGGCAACAGGCGCACATCCTGTCGTGCGTAGTCAAGGTATGTCCCGAAGTCGCTGAAATAGGTGTTGTGTCCGTCAGCCAATTCAACCTTCGTTTCTCCGAGGCAGTGCGCAGAAACCGCACCAAGTCCCATTGAAGGCAATTGACCGTTCTTGAGCGTCCATAACTTCTTGAAAGCCACCATCAAGTCAATGACATTCGTTCCCACGATGGGTTGCCCCCAATCCTTGAAATCATACCGTATGCGCTTCATGGGAGAGAGCAGGTTCGGTTGAATGTCGTTAGCCTTGAATCGCTTGAACAATTGCTGAATGTCGGCATTGACTACATTCCAGCCCGTGATAATGTCATAGTCCCGTTTGCGCAGAAGGCGAGCAAAGTCGAGAAGCATAGACCGTTCATCTGCGAAGCACTTCATTTTGCGCTCGCCAGCGTGAATCTCCGTCAATCCATCGGGGTGATTTGCGCACTGAATGGTGTCATAATACCCCTGCGCATAGTCGGGATGGGTGAAGAACACATATTCCCCTTCCTCCGAATCGTGGACGACAATGATAGTGATTTGACCCGACTCCATCATCCATTCCATGTCAAAATAGCAGACCCGATGCTCATACATCGGCAGGGTGAAATCGTTCTCAACGAGAACACGGTTCTCATGTGCGATGTTCGCCTCCCATGTGCGCACACCCCTGATTCCCTCCCGCATATCCTCGGTGGTCGAGAATTGAACCTTCAACAATTCCTCGCCGTAAAGACCACGGTATTCTCCGCTTTGTTTGGTGAACGCACGATTGATTTTGAATAGGTCGTCCTTCTGCACAAAGCAGAACGGTTCTGCGCTTAACTTCTGCTCTTTGCGCAAACCTGCCTCATCACGATAGCGCACGATAACTTCGTTGCCCCGGCCACGCTCGACAATCAAAGGGACTTCCCCCAAAATTGGAGGCGACTGCGGCGAATCTGCATACGCACGCTGATAGGCACACCCATTTTGCGCAAATCCGACCACTTCAAACGGCGATAGCCGAGCGAAGAAACAACCTTCTGCAATTGCTCAAGACTTGCGCCCTCCTGCGGATTCAGAAGCGTGATAATGTCGGTTGCGCCGAAGGTTTCCTTGAGAATACCGTTGCGCCATTGAAGCATTTCAGCGTGGATTCCCTGCCCCCTGTAATCCTCATTAACCCAAGTGTTGCCGACCAAATAGACGCATTCTGCGACCTCGACCGCCGTTGTGTATGCCTCAATGTGGTTATGACAATCCACATCCATAAACTTGCAGAAATACATAGCCCGGTTCATCACCCTCGGATAACCCTTCTCGCTCGCATCCTTGAAGCCGTAAGGCCATTCTTCCACATATTCAACCATCAAAGCACGCTGATGTGCGTGAAACACTTTTGTCAAAGGTCTGCTTCCCATGAAGAGAACACACCCCTATGTTGATATAAACCCAACGGTCAAAGTCCTGTCTGCCCTCGGCGGCGAGTCGGGATGCCGTGGACATTCAGCCATCGGTTAATCGTCATCGGGGAAACGGCGCACTGTTCAGCGATGTTCGCCATCGAGCGACGGTTCTCTTCGTATTCTCTGCGCAACCATACCTCGTCGGTGTAGTGCGCCTGCTTTTGCGCAGGGGAAATGGTGATTTCAACCGACAAACCGCCGCCGCAATAAGGGCATTCAGTGATGTGGTTCTCATCGGTGTTGATGTTCAAGGCTTCTGCGCAGATGGGGCAATTTGTTTTCATTTATTTCAATCTCCTGTATCTCTTCAATGGACTTCTCTTTCCTTCTTCGTCGCGTGTTCTATTCGGGCATCGTGCGGATTCAACAATCCCCCACTTCTCGAAGAGGATGAGCAGGTTCGCCGTTGTGCTTGCGCTGACTCGCGTGTAAGCACGCATATAGTGTTCGTTCACAATGTCGGTCATTTGCGGCGCATAGAACCATTCCCCGACCTCCTTATGATACATCAATCCAGCCATCAGCGCAATTTTGCGATTCATTTTTCTGTCGGATAGCGCCTCGCCCATCAAGGCGAGCATATCCACGATTTGCGTTTTGTTCAGGTTGCACACACTTGCGTTTGCGCTATGAACATATTGTGCATCGTGTCGCTTCTCCGACAAATCAACCATTGTTGGCCTCCCTTTGAAAGACGACTGCCTCGTTTGTGCGCAGAACAACGGCAACGCCAGCGCCATACGCCGAGAAGTCGAAGAAAACCAAGTCGCAATTCTCGGACGCAGTGTGCGCAAGAATGTTCTCAAAGCCACCGCCGATGGAGGTTGTGAGCGTCGTTCCTTCGGGAGAGCCACTGTCAAGAACAGTGCGTGTAGCGCCCTTCATTTCATCACCTGCGACCACCTCAAGCGTGCAGTCGGGATTCAGGTTCAGTCGGGTCGCTTCAATCATCTGCCCGTTGATTGAACCACTGCGCATAGCGTCGAGCAAGTCCTTCGTGCGAACAGTGGCGACCACGCCATCAATTGAAGTGCCGTCCTGCATGGTGTAGTGATTCAATTCAATGTTGCACAGGGACTTCGTGAACCGTGCCTCGGAATCGGCAGACCATTCGCCAACGGTCTTATTCGTGTGCGGGAATGCCTTCGCTCTCCCGTCGCTTGCGAGGGTCGTGCGCTTGCTTCCCGATTTTAGCGTGATTTTGCCGTCTGCGTATGAAATGTCAATGTCCGAGCCGTGCGCAGAAAGTGCGCCGATGAGCAGGTCAATGTTCGCAACGGTGATGTCCCCAAGAAAGGATTCGTCGTCGGTCGTGGGAACAGTGAATAGGCCAATGCTCGAAACGCCATCACGCACGATTGAAGTCGTGCTTAGATAAAAGCCCTGTCCTTGAAGAACCGCCGAGGAAACCTGCGATAACTTCTTCCCACCGACAACGGCTTCCCGCTTCGTCATTTTCAGCAAGGCCAACAAATCAGACTTCTTCATCCTCGTCATGTTTTTCACCACCCACTGTTGTCAATATAAACCTGTCGCCCTGCAATCGAAGCATCTTCTCAAGCGTCTTTGCGCACTGTTTGCATTCCCGTCCGACTTCGCTTTCGGGGATGCGCTGATGTGCGCCGATTGACGGGAAGCCACGGCACAGAACATAGGACAAACGCCCGTTCTGCGCACATTCGACTGCGTAGTGCGCACGCTCACTGCGATTGCTCGCAAGGACGACGCGCTTAACGACCTTTCTCATTCGGAAGCACCCTTCATTTCATGGATTGCACGCAGAAGGTCAAGCACACTGATATTTTCAGGGTGTTTTTGAAAGCCGTCTGCGACAATAGCGAGAATGTGTTGCTCGGTTTTGCTCAAATCCTTCGCATCGTGGTATTGCGCAGGGACTCCGTGCGCCCAAAAGGAGAAGCCTTCGGCCACCAAATCACCACTTCAAGAAAGGCAGACCCGTCCAATTCACTTCGCCATCCTTGACGGAGAGAACATCGTGCGTCGTGCCGAGGTGTTCTTGATTGAAGCCCTTCATCTCTTCGATAGAGCAACGGATGACCCATTCGTTGTCGGAGAGCGTTTTGTCTGCCTTCACACCTGCGGCGATGTCGCCTTTCTTGGTGTATCGGGTTAGCCACAATTGCTGGCTGAACAGGCGCATAGTGCCTTTTTCCCATTCAGGGACTTCGCCAACCTTCATCAAGCCCTTCTGTCCGTTGCCGATGTCTGCGAATTGCTTCACATCCTTGAGGTGGAAGGTGTAAAAGACGGCATCAACCGGCAATTGGTGCGCACGGTTCATCACATCACGGAACAATTGGTTGCGAATGCGCCATTCCTGCTGGTTGAATCGGTCGCCGTCCTCGACATTGATTGGATTCTTGCTTCGGTTCATCAGCACATCGGTCATGGCGTGTTCACACCACTTGAGGAAGGTTGAGCAACCGTCCATAATGACTGCGCCGACTTCACCATCCCTGCACTTCTGCGCAACGAGGCTGATGAAGTGTCCCATTTTGTCAATGAGCGCAGTGTAGTTCGTGGAGTTATCGTCATTGAAAATCGTGTCGTCCAATTCGTCATAGAGCGGGATGATGTGAATGTTCTCATCGTCGCCATAATTGGCGGCAACCGTCTGCACTGCGGAGTTATCCACATCAAAAATGATGATGGCCTTTTCTGCGCCGATGTGTTGGCGAGCAATCGAAATCGCCGTGCCTGTCTTGGCGGTGTTCTCCTTGCCGACGAGAGCCATGCGGATAGACTGCGTGCGGGAACGCTTGCGCTCAAACAATTGAGCGTAGTGCGCCTTCAAGTCCTTCTCAGGAGGTTTGTCGGTCTGCGCATTGTCCTGCGCAGAAGTGGCCTTCGCCTTTGCGTTTGCCCATGCGTTAGCCATGTTCACCAACCACCTTCTTCTGCGCCTTCTTCAAGCACGACTTCCTCGACGGCGACGGCTTCAATGGACTCCATGACCCACCATCCGTTCACACCGAGGCGTGGGAGTTCAGTCGTTTTGTCAATCCATGCGCCACCAACGGCAAGCACGATTGAGCCAACGGAGAAGTCCACCTTTGCGTCCTCTTCACGGGAAACCCACAAATCCATAGGGGGAATCGGAGAGGTGATGTCAAGGTCTGCGAGGGTGATGACATAACCACCGCCTTCACGGGGGTCAATGTGCGCAACCTCAAGAGGCACTGCGCATTGAGCATCCCACTTCTCCTTATCGGAGAGAGAGCCGAGCCATGTTTCAAGGTCGCCCATGCCCGTGAGCAAGGCAACATCGGTCAGGTCTGCGAGCAAGCCCTTGCCGTCCGAGTCGAGAGGGGGCGCAGGGAAAATGTTCACCACTTCCGAGTCTGCCGTGAAAACGGAAACGCCCGACTTTGCGTATGCGGTATCACCGTTGCGTCCCAATTTTGCAGGGATGCGACCGGGGATGAAGGTCGGGTGCTGAATGCTTGCGTCCTCGCCCGTGAAACGGATGCGGATTGTGCGCAGGTTTTTGTTGTCCTTTGAGCGACCCAAAAAGACGCAATCACGCATTGGTTCGGACTGCGCTTTGTAGCGACCGTAGCGGAAGTTAGCGCCGCCCGAAGGCCAAGTGGGTGCGGATTTGTCGGCAATCAAAACGAAGTGTCCCGTGCCGTCCTCCAAGTCCATAGCCGCTTTCGGCAGGTCGGTCATGTGCTTCTCGTCGGAAACCACTTCAAAGGGGCGTTTGTTCTCAAGCGAGGAATTGTGAATGTAGCGGAAGCCGCCGTTCACATCGTCATTCAAGAACAGTGCGCACACGCCTTGCGCAACCATCGCAGTGCGTGCTTCTTCATCGAGGCCACGAAGGGTATTCTTCATGTTGGCGTATTGCCGTGCGCTGATGTCCTTCGTGCGAGGCACGCTGATGAACATTCCTTCAAGGTTCTCGCAACCGCTTCGTGCAAGTCGTTGTGCAACCACACGCAATTCAGCCGCCGCCATGCGCAAAGCCTTCATCTCGATGTCGTTCTGCTCAAGACCCATCGCCTTGAAATTGGCTTCGTTTGCCGCAAGGACTTCTTCGTGCTTGGCCTGCAATTGAGGCACTTCGCATCCGACATTCTTTGCGACTCTTTCCATAATTGTGTTATCAACCATCATTTCACTTCCGTTGTATTCTGCCCTATGCCTGTTGTTCATATAAACCCAACGGAGAGCATTCGGGCGTAGTCCCAACGGACTATGCTTTCGTCCACCCCGTTCACCAAATCCCGTTCACTGATGATGGATGCTTCGACTACACGCTGAATCATGGCTGGCGTTGCTTCGCTCTCAACGGCGAAGTCAAACACCTCTCGCACGATACGGCGCATATTCTGCGCACCCGTCATTTTCACGGCTTCGGCAACGGCCTTTTCCTTTGTTGTCAAGGTCAAGAACCGTCGAGCATTGAACCCTTCGTTCAAGCGCAAAAGAAAACGCTCGGCTTCCGCAGGCTCAAGGCAGGATATTGATTGAAGCGCACCCAATGCGTTGCGCAGGTCGCCACGATGGGCGATGGCGATAGTGGATAACTCCGTCCTGTCAAACGCAAGCCCCTCGGCTTCTGCGATTTGCTCAAGTCGGTTCACCATGTCGTCTTGACTGTGCGCAGAAAATGTGCGCACTTGACAACGGGACTGCAACCACGGCGACACTTTGCTCAGGTCGTTGCAGGTGAGAATGAAATAGCAGGTGGCGTTCTCAATCACGCCTTTGAGCGCATCCTGCGCTTGAATGGTGAGGCGGTCTGCTTCGTCAAGAAGGATGATGATTTCATCGTTGCCGCAATTGGCGAGGAACACAATGTCCTCTTCAATAAACTCGATTCCCCGTGTGCGCTTGGACGACGCATTGAATGTGTGCATGGTGTAGCCCCGTGCCTGCGCAATAATGTTTGCGAGGGTTGTCTTGCCTGTCCCGGCTTCGGGGGAATAGAAAATGAAGTGTTGCATTGGCGCACCACCTTCGCAGATGGCTCGCATTTCATCAATGATATGCTCTTGCCCGATGAAATCACCGAGGGTTTGCGGTCTGTGCTTCTCCCACCAAATCAATACAATTCCCTCCCTGAATCAAAGTCCTTCCATGTGAACATCTCTTTTGCGCAGGCTCGACATAGATAGCGAGAGCCGAAGTCGCACCCAAGCAATTCGACGCTAACCGTAGCAACGATTTTTCGGCGGTTCTTGCAGGACATACAGACCCCGATGCCTCCACGACTCATTCTTCAACCCCCATAATCAATTCGGTTATGAATCTGCGCAGACCCTTGAATGTCCCTTGAACGGAAAGTCCCGAAGTGTTAATGCGCAAACATCGGTGCGCATATTCTCGCTCGGTGTCCGTGATTCGGTTCATGGCCGTTTCGGAGAAGTGCGCAAGTCGTTCTTCGGTTGCGCCACGCTCGATGAGCGTTTCACGGGATGCGTCAAGACGGATGAATACGCCGCCATTCTCAAGAATCCAGCGTGCTTCGTTCTCATGGCGCACATCATCAATGATGAGAAGTGTTGAATTGTTCCCGTAGTCGGGGTTATCCTCCGCCAATGCGTGAACCCAATAGTCGGTGTCAATGAGCATACGCTTTGCCTGACCCACCGCTTGAAGCACGGGACGCATAGACTCTTTGTTATAGTCCTCATACACATCCCAAATGTAGCGAGCGCCTTCCTTTCCGTGAAGCGGGAACATCATTTCTGCGCATTCTTGGCGGAGTCGGTTCGCAAATGAAGCGATGCGCACATGAGAAAAGTCGTTTTCATAGTGGGCTTCGATGAGCCGAGCCAATTCGCTCTTTCCTGTGCGCATTCGTCCGTGTATTCCGATAATCAAAGGTTCCCCTCCATTCTTACATCAACGCACTTCATGCCCTTCAAGCAGTCGGTGCATCCGAGAGCGCCGTGCGAATGACAATAGCAAACGCACCGTGAACCATAGAGGCAGGTCGGGGAGTCCGATGTGCGCATAGCATCCGTTTTCTTGAAAGTCATTCAGTCCCTCTCCCAACGCATTCTGCGCATTTCAGCGACGAGGAAAGCGACTTCCTCCTGACAGTCCGTGCAACACAAAGCCAAATCATCACTGCTCTCGCAGTCTTTGCCCTGCTCGCAGATGAGGCATTCAGTGCCGTCGCCCATTTTGCTCAAGCCTTCACCCCCACTGCAAACGGGATTTGTCGTGCGCACATGACGCAGGTGATAGTGAGTCGGTTCCCCGACGCTCGACTTTCAAATCCGACATTGAATTGCATACCGCCGCACGAAGGGCAGGGAATGGTTTTCATCGTTCTTCCTCCACGATGTAGTCGCCGTCATCGCTGATTGTGAAATCAAGAGCGCAGTCAAAGCAATAGAGAACCTTTTGATTGAAGTTATGCGGTGATTGCGCCACCTTCGTCTTGCACAAACAACAGACAACGGGGAACAACATCAAACATCACCCCACATGGCTTCGTGCGTGCAACGAGAACACGCCCTCTCATGGCGCACCACGATAATGTTCTGTTCGCACAACGGGCAAAGGGTCAAACCACGCTGGCGCAGTCCGATTTTGGCGAGGATGATGCCGATGCGACGAATCATTCGCACACCATCTCCCAACAATACACGCACATAGAGCCGAGCATTTTGATGCCCGACTTATGACAAACGACGCAAGGCTTCAAAACAACACACCTCGCTCGACTTGCTTCTTGGTGATACCTGCGACCTTTGCCGCCGAGAATCCATTCGGGAAGCATTCGGGGCAGGTCTTGAGAGCCATAGCCTGTTCATCGGTCATGTTCGGGTGGTTTTCCTTCGGCGCACCGCACGCATAGGTGGGGTTTGCGAAGTCATAGACCAACGCCGATTTGTGGAGAAGTGGTTTCGCCATGACACGACTTAACCGTGGTGTCCTCTTAAACCCCACGGCGGGAACATGGGAGGCATATAGACCATCCCTCCTTCATCAGCCGCATTTGCTTGCACTGCTCGCACCGCACGCTCTTTGCCTTATCGGCGTTGCTCATGCTTGAATAGGGAAGGGTGTAGCGCAAATCCTCTTCGCTTTGAATCAATTCCCTGTCAATGTCGAACACCATGTTCTTCACGACACTTCCGTTGGATAACTCAACCTTCTCATGGCCGCACGATACAATCTGCGCATTTTTGCTGATGATGGCGGCGAGGCTGGATTCCGAAGGGACTTCACGGAACAAACCCATTTCATGCAGTCGCTCGGCAACCGCCGCACGGGTCATTTTGCCTTCGTGAAAGAGAATCTCGGCAACGGTTCTGCGCAACCTGCCGTTGTTGCGAGCCATTGGTTGATGTGCGCATAGGAAGGTATATCAATTATCGCCCATCGCCGCCCACACCTGCGGCGGCATTTCGTCTTGACGCAGAAAAACCGCAGTGTTTTCTTGAGGTTGAGGGTTGAACATCAGAAGGCGCAGAAAGAGGACGATGTGAAGAAAGCACATCTGATAGCAGAACAATTCATAGAGGTTCAAAGCCACCCGTCCTCGTTCTTCTGCACACGCTTCTTCACGCCCTTCGGCAGTGCTTCCTTTGCATTTATGCGCACATCGTTTGCGGTTTCGGTATCGGTGCGCACAATCCGTTCCCAATACAGGTCTGTATCGCGAACACCGAAGGGCAATTCGATTTCATCAGTGTTCTTCTTCTTCGGCCACGCCATGCGGTGAACAGGTTTGTGCGCATAAGCAATCATGGCCTGCTGAAACACTTCGGGCGTGTGGGTGAAAGCCTGCGCAAGTCTGCGCCACAGGAGAATGTCTTTGTTGTTCTCTCGGAGGAACGCCAGCATCAACGGAACGGGAACGGTTGCGCATTCAGTGAAGGCGAGCCTCCTGTTGCGCACACGCATGGTCGTTTCGATTGCCCGTTTGTGGTCGTTCTTCTTGAACACACCATCAATGATAACTGCGTCGTTCTTCTTCATCTTCGGAGGTTGCTCGCACACCCAAACCATGCGGTATGCGATGTGAGGCAACCAAGCGAGGCATTCCTTCGCAGTCGGCTTGCGCTTATGAACAATGACAGTCAAGCCTTCGACATTCGGCGCACACAAAACCGATGAACCTTCAACATATTCACCGACTCGGTATTTTTGCGCATCATGCGTGAAAATGAGAACGCCCATCGTCCCATTCCCCCTGAACGCGACTGTATTCCTTAACGCCGTTGCGCTTTCGTTCAAGCAGTGCGCCACGGCCAGCGAGAACCTTCAACGCCTTCGCCACCGCATAAACATTCATGCTCATGTGAGATTGAGGAAGTGCCTCGGTTGCTTTGGGAAGGATTGAATCTGCGCAGAACCATTCATGCTCGTCAAATCCAGCAACGGCCTTCTCGACGGCGACTTTGCGGTATGCTTTGCTCATTCAGTCCATCCTCCGAATGCAAAGAAGCGCATAGCCTGCGCTCATGTAGCCCTGCGCAAAGAACAGTGTTTCGGCAGGCGAACCCGTGAAGAAGAAGGTGTGCATGGTCGGGTCGGCACTTAGCCGATTCTCAAAGTCCAATTCCCACCTCATTGTGAATCACCTTTGCATTCAGCGACGAATCCCTCAATGCGCATGACGCGCTCGGAGTCAAGACTCCAAAGGAAGTGCAGGGGATTGTGCTTGAACAAATCCCACTTGCCCATGAGGTATGTGTTTTCCGCATCGGGAAAGAAAAGGTCGGCAAAGTCCATCAGGTTAAGACGGTTCAGGTATTTCAAATCATCAAGGGTTTGAAGGATGCTCATTCAACCGCCTCCCAATCACCGATATACAGGATGATGTTCTCGTTCTCATGCGTGAACGCACGGATATATCCACGCCCAATGATTTCATCGGTTGGCGAAAAGCGCAGTGTAGCGCCCTCTAACAAATGCTCGACATAATTCGGTGAATTGTCCTCATCGCAGAAAACAACGCTCGTCATGTTCGCCTTCACTGCCCATCGTTTAATCGTCATCGGGGTTTTCCTCCTTGTGCATTGACATAAACGGGTCGTTCATATAAACCCAACGGTGAAACCTCTTAAATTGGTGTTCTGATAGACCCCACATTCGGCGCACCACAACGCCTTGAACCTGATAACGCCCACTGAACCAGCGCAGACCTTCCACGGTGTCAATCGTCGCAATCAACCCGTCATCGAACATACGCCGAGCCATGCCGGGAAACTCCGTTTCGGGAATCGGGCGAGCAATCAATTGGTTGAAGTGCGCACGCCACTGCACAGGTTCGCCTGCGCTCATTCAATGTCCTCCCATTCTGCGTCAATCACGGTCGTCGGTGCTTTCAGTGCGGATAGGCGCATTTCAACCTGTCCGAGAAGTCGTGGTTCGTTGCGCAGAACATCAACGAGGATGCCCATAACCGCATTCACATTCTGTTGCGCAAGAAGGATTTGGGAATCAACGCCAATCTCTTTCTTGAGCGTGCCTATCAATTTAATGTTCGTGTTCGCTTGCGCAACGAGTCGTGTAGCAGTGCCGAGCCATTCTGCGTCAATCCCGCTAATGTCCTTCTCGCTCTCCCATTCGTCAAGCCAACGCTGGATTCGTGCGAAAACCTGATTCGCCATGTCAAGCGTCGTGATGGCCTCGCTTCGTGCCTGTTCAACGGCCTCCGCTTCTTCGGGGTCATAGTCCATGTGGTCGCTCATGTGTTCCTCGACAATACCCGCTTCCCAATTGTGCTTTGCCTCAAGGTATGCAGGGCTAATGTTCCCACAGTGGATTTGAACCTCCAAGTCTTTGCGCCCTCGGTGGTTGCACATGGGGCATTCGGGTGATTCAAGAACCCATCGCAGTGCTTTGACTACGGTTGGGTCGTTTTCGTGCGCAAGCCTTTGTTCAATCAACCATTTGCTTTTCATATTCAACCCCCCATGCGTGCGCTTTGTATGCTTGCCCGTCCCGACCGTAAGAGACACCCTCCATATCAAAGCATCGGAAACGGCCATCGCGGGACAATTTTTGCGCCGCACTTCCAACATTCGGCGGAAGTGTGTTCTTCATGCGCTCTCCGCTTACAGTGTAGCCGATGTTTTCAAACAACCACTGCGCAGTGCGCACATCGCCCGTGTCCCGCAGATATTCATAGCATTTGTCGAGCCAGCGTTTGTATCGGTATCTTCTCTTTGGGTTGGGCATCATTCATCACCTCTCTTGCGCAGACGGAAGCAGGTTATGCGTCCACCGTATTCAATGCGTTCAAATCGAGGGTCGTCCGTCAAGCGCACCTTTGCGCTTTTTCGTTCAGGGAATTGGCGACTGTTCATCCGTGTTCCTTTCGTGGTCGTCAAGCCGTTGAGAATGTCGTCAATGTTGGCTTCGCCCTTCTGCGCAAGGTATCGTGCGCAAGCGTCAAGGAATCGTGTATGCTTCGCCACGCTCACACCTCTTCAAATCCGAATCTGCACATAACGCCACGGCGACCCCGACCATCACGCTTAGGGATGTATTCGGTGAACCACGGCTGATTGAGCAGGTAGTCCTCCATCCATCGCTTCGCTGATTGATAGTCGTTGTTGCAGACTAAGCGTGCTATGTCTTTGAGCAGTGTTGAGCGCGGCACATCCTTCTCCCAAAAGGTCGTGCGAATCAAGCGAATGTCCTCGTCCATGACATTTCTGCGCATTTTGAGCGACGATTCGAGGATTGAGCGCAGTCGGTCGTCCAAATTAACCATGAGCAATTCCTTATCCTTCCAATCGCCGTTCATCATCGCATAGCCGATGGCGAGCCTTCGGAACAGGTCGCTCTCAAATGAGCGCACAGACTCTTGAAGCGTCCATTCCTCAAAGTCCTCGCCAAAGACAACACCTTGAGGTCGCTTCTCCATGACTTTGCGCTGGCGGTCAATGAACCAATGGCGCAGTGCGATGGCTTCCTCGGCCAATTCAACCCGTTCTTGGGGCGTGAGGCTGGCCTGCGCATTCTGCGCTTTCTTATAGAGCAATTCCTTTTCGGGCGACATTTCAATGTCAATGATGAAGAAGCGACGGTCAAGACCCGACTCCAATTCAAAGCGAGCAGGTTGCGTTCCCGCCCACATCGTTAGGCGTGTGTTGTAGCGCACCCACCCACTGCGCATGGCTTTGTTCACACGGCCACTGTCGAGCGAGGTGAGCATTTGATTCTTCATGTCAATGCTATGGTCTTTCTTGCCTGCGTCGGACATGGCGCTGAACTCTTCAAAGCACAGGAATCCGCCGCACAAATCGCGTGCGAGGGGGCGACCCATCACTTGCCCTTCTTCGTTCACCGAGCCGAACATACCTGCTTCGGTGATGGAGTTAGCGCCAATCATCGTGCGAAACCCAACACCCCCAAACGCTTCGTTGTTCCATAGCAGACCCGTATTTTCTGCGCAGAACAAATCAATGAGAACATTCTTCCCCGAACCCTTTGCGCCACGCATCAGGATGTTAATGCGTGTGTCGGCAAGGCGGGATGCTGGCGTGTAAATCGGGATTGAGTCATGGCGCAGTGGGCAGTCCTCAATCACAAACGAACCTTCGGGCGCAGTCATTGGGTCAAAGTCGCACATTGAGCATTTGTTCACGGCGTTGAACAGGTGTGCGCCAATCGAGCAGATGAAAATAGGCACTTTGTCCTCCACATCAACCAAGTGGTTTTTGTCGCAGAAGGTTTGCAGTCGCGTGAATATGTCCGTCATCTGACACACCTCCGCACGGGATAGGGTATTTTCTCCTTCTTAACGCCGCCACAAAGCAAGCACCTGAAAGTGATTTCAGCACGATGGGTT